GGAGTAATACTTGGAGTAATAGTCGGAGTAGTACTTGGGGTTATACTTGGCGTTATACTTGGTGTTACTGTAATTGTCGGAGTAACGGTTGGAGTAGGCGTTGGTGATGATCCTATACTTGGTGTTACTGTGATTGTAGGTGTTACACTAGGCGTTATACTCGGTGTTATACTTGGTGTTATACTTGGTGTGATACTCGGTGTTATAGTAGGTGTTCTAGTTAATGTTATACTTGGAGTAACAGTTGGTGTTATAGTAGGTGTTCTAGTTAATGTTATACTTGGAGTAACAGTTGGTGTTATAGTAGGTGTTGCTGTTGGAGTAACAGTTGGTGTTATTGTAGGAGTAGCAGTTAATGTTATACTTGGAGTAACAGTTGGTGTTATAGTAGGTGTTGCTGTTGGAGTAACAGTTGGTGTTTGAGTAATAGTCGGGGTTACGCTAAGCGTTATACTAGGAGTTATACTAGGCGTAATACTCGGTGTTATACTAGGTGTTGTAGTTGGAGTTATACTAGGAGTAATACTCGGTGTTATTGTGGGGGTATTAGTCAGAGTGATACTCGGAGTTATACTCGGTGTTGCAGTATTAGTTGGTGTGTTAGTAGGTGTAGCCGACGGAACAAATCCAACTGTTGTTGAAGGTGTTACAGTAGGTGTATTTGTAGGCGTTCTAGTAGGTGTTTTTGTTGGTGTTACTGTAGGATATGGAGTTCCCGTAGGCGTATTAGTTGGTGTGTTAGTTGGTGTTACAGTAGGTGTGTTTGTAGCTGTAGGTGTTATAGTAGGTGTTACTGTTGGAGTAACAGTTGGAGTTCTTGTTGGTGTGGGTGTAATTGTGACTGTAGGAGTAACAGTACTAGTAGGCGTGGGAGATGGTGTTACATCAGGAGTAACATCCTCTACACTTATTGAGAAATTACAAGAATATTCTATTATCTTAACAACTATTTTAGCATAATTTGAAGGAAGAGAACAATCTCCATTAGGAGACGTGCTACTATATCTATAACTAGTATTATATATACCAGGCTGATTGTAGTTGAAAGTTAGAGAACCATCAAAATTATTAGTAAAATATGAGGCATCTGATCCTGATAAAATTATAGAACTATTAACTTTATTCCAAGATTTTGCATCATCATTTTGTAAAGGGTATACTCTTTTATAATTATTTGTTTGTTTAAACTCAACATAATCGTCTTTAGCGTATGGTGGAATAGGGAAAGCATTTTGATAATCCTGATTAGTTATTATTAGAATACCGTGAGGATAAAACATATTTCCCACAAAACTACCGCTATTGTCGTACAGATTACCTTTTCTATCATCAGTTATTTGGTAAGTTGATGATGATATGTTGATTGATCCGGGATGTACTGCCGATCCTGCTAAATCTTTAGATATAGATATTACTTTTATCTCCGAACCGTATGATTCGGGAAAATCCTTAAACATGTACCCCACCTTAGTGTAGTCATGATAAGACGCTGATGGTCTTATATTAGTTGAACTAGAGTATCTAGTTCCTGCTAAATTTGAGTGATTGTCCAATAATGAACCTGAATACTCTTGATAATATAAGTGATTGATAGAATCATAAACAAGTCTTTCATATCTTCCATTAAATTTTAATTCATTACTAGGATCAAAACTGCCTGACATTTTTTTACCCGTAAATACATACACCCCACTACCACTTAAACTACAAGAGTTATACTCCCATAATTTATTTGCTACGTAAGGTAATAATATTACATCTGAATTATTTAATCTCTTATATGCTGACATTATTTTTCATAACAATTTAAAATTCCAATTTAACTCTACAGGTCAGTTGTTTAGTGAAATCTTTAGGTAAAGGTTTACTAAGTTTAGCTACGGCCAAAAGCTCACCAAAATCATTATACAATCCTATAGTAGTTGGATATACTTGTGGACTGTCTATAAGAACAGAATAAAGTATATTACCATTATTATCAATGATAGAAGGATTAGTAGTGTAATTAAATTGAGGACTTTTAGCGTTTACAAAAAAGTATCTAGATGATATAGTCTCCTGACTTCTTCCTGAAAAATAAGAACCTTTATTTATTGCTAAATAAAAATAATGCAAACTTTTGTTGTATGTATCACTATAAGTGTTAGCAGATGTTTCATCTACAGATAATGATATACCTCCATTTGCAGAAGATAATGCTAGGGCTCTAGGATTTAAAACCAAAAATCCCATATCAGGGAAAAATAGTCCATAACTTCCGCTATTTGTTTGTACTGTTTGTCCATTATAGCTGCTTCCTAAAGAACCGCTTACTATGTTGTAAACTTTATTTCCTGCTATGAAACTAGTAACTGAAACGTCTTTACTGTTATCTGTAAGAGTTATCGGTACGCTTCCGGATAAAACTAAGTTCCAACTTCCTAGGTTTATGCTTTCCTTATATCTAGATCTATTTACGTTTATTACTAGTATGTCTCTACTTACTAAGTTACTTCCGAAAGTGAAATATGTGTTCTCATCTCCGTATATTAAGTTCCTATACTGACCATAAACATCTCTAGTAGGGCTATTTCCTTGGACATTAGAATTAAACAAAGCAGAACCACTACCTGATACGTGACCGTAAGCAATAGAATATTGCACTTCTGATCCCGTAATAGTAGTATCTATGTTGTAAATATTTAAATAAGTTTTACCGCTTTTTGATGACTGTTGTAAACTTGAGGTAAAAGATGCGGTAGCAGCATAATTATTGTTTGTCCATAAAGGAGATGTTATTAATTCTGAGCTAATAACACTATCATCTGTTCCAAATTGTATAAAAGACATTTGTATTTATTTATTTATTCTTTGTTACGGTTAATGGCACACTAAATCTAGCACCAGAATCTCTACCAGTAACAGTTATGGTAGTATTCAAACTTGTTAAACTGCTTCCAAATAAAGTATCAATAGTAGTACCCACCAATGTGAAAGATGTTCCTATTAGAGTTTTACTTATCTGAGTTCCTGTAGTAGTTGTATTGTTGTTTTGTGTACCTAAATTAGTAGTGTCTATTCCTATAGCTGTAAATGTTGACAACAATCTAGAATCTCCGACAGTTAGTATATAACCGTTTGGTTCAAATGTACTAGTAGATCCTAAATAATTTAATGTCTGAGGAGTTATTACTAATGAAGCTCCTTGTTTTAGTGTAATGTTGTTGTAGCCAACGTTTATAACCGGTAATTTGCTAGTTCCTCTTGGAAGAGTTACTAACTTGTACTTCATTATTTGGTTTTCGTCAGGGAATGCTTCTAGTAAAGGCATGTTCTCAATAGCTTCTCCGTAAAAAGCCGATCCTGATGGGTGGTTTGGATTGTATAAAGTATAATCTATTTCATCATCAGCCATTGAAAACTGAGTTATTTTAAAAGACCCGTCATTTCTAGCTAATAATTCTCTTCCTTTTTTGGTAAGTACAGCATCTACTGTCACCACCTCGTTATTTAAATATCCCAAAGCTTTATTTTTTTAAATTATTTAATATAAATATCAGATTAGTTTGTTTTGTATTTAGACTATTAAAATTTTAGAAAGTATTTTATCTTTTAGTGGAGATATTATATTACTCACATTATTCCTAATATTTTTATCTAAATTATATGGTATCACTAGCCCATTAGAAGTCGCACCCTCTTTTTTCTTAAAGTCTAATATTATGCTAGTTTCATCATCCTTCCTCCTCAAGAATGCAAAGGTACGAGAATTTACATCATTGTAGTTAATTAATCTATCTAATTTTATTTTCAGAGGCTCTAACAATACAACATCAGTTCCAAAATAAGATGTTACAGGTTCTGTTACTTCTATTATTTTATAAAGATCTGCTTTAATAATATTGTATGTGGCGAATCTAACCATATCTCCTACTTTAAATTCAAATGAATCTTCAATAGGACTATAATAACTGCTTATATTTCCACTACCTGTAGGAGCAGTAAATACCACATTTTTGTACAACAAAGATGCTGAGTTATTAAATACTATAGTTTGATTATCTGAGTCCAAATTAAAAATAGAGGGAGCAGCTTGCAGACTCACAGAAGATACTGTTGATGTTCCGGAATTGGTGAGATCCCACACTTCAAAGAAAGAAGTAGAACTATCTCCAGACCCTATTTCAAAATAAATACCCTCTGTTCTATTAAAAAAATTTTTTGTTTCAGCAAAGTATACTTTTAATCTAATTTTATCATCCTGTTCCATAACACAGCTAGCATTGTTTAATACACAATGTACCTGTATGTAAGGATTACCGGATGATACAGAACCATCACCATCTATTCGTATAGAACTATTTTTAGTATCAACACCTATCTCATTATTAATAGGTATATTTATTATTTGTAATTCAGTATTTGCGACAAAATTCCACCCAGTTTCTCCATACTTTTGATATTCTACTATACCTAGTATTTTAAAAGTTGAAAAACCAGCATCTTTATTTATGTCATACTTAATTTTTATAGGAATGTTTACATTTATAGAATAATTTGAATATCTAGGGGCTACGTAGTATTGATACCTATCCGTACCCGTAGCATTAGTTCTCATACTGCCTACGTTATCAGCTGTAACATACCCACCATCAGCCGATGCTGAAGAGTTAGGGGTAAACCAATCTAAAGTATAATAATTACTATTTGATTCTAGTTCGGCTTGTCCCGGTCCATTAAGAGAAAAAGTTCTACCATTGTACATTTGGTATGGGCCTGTTGTTCTTAATGAAATAGCTGTGTATGGCCAAGTTTTTGATGGGTTTTTGTTAAAAGAAAAACGTTGATTTGATTGTGGGGATCCGTTTATTTTAAAAGTAGTATATGAATCAGTTGCGGAATAAAAATCAGTGTCTTGATTTCCTATAACTTCAAATACATAAGAATTTTTATTTACGGTTTTTGTTCCTAGTTTACTAGTTGCTGTTGTTTTTGGGTCATTATATAAAAAATCAAGTCTCTCGTTTAATTCTCTGTAGATTATGGGAGCATAGCTATAACCTCCTTCGTAAATAATCTTATCTCCTTCTAAATTTGATTGATTGGTAGGATTCAGTTTATCAAGTAGAGATATGTTTAAAGTATCTCCATGTTTGTACATGCTTTGTACTTCAAACAAATTATTATTTTTAGTTGATAATTCAGTTAAAGATCCTGAAGCATCAATTAAATATTTTATATTTACAGTAGTTTTATCACAGAAATTTAAATTTTTAGGGCTTATTGAATTAGCCCAAGCAAATTTAGTAGTGTTTATATCTATTGCAGCATTTTTACCATAAGAATTATCACCATCTGTGTAGAAAGTGTAATTATTACTAGTTGACTTAGCACCGTAGTACCTAGAATTCAAATGAGAAGTATTACTATAATTAGAATCTTGCATTTCAACATCTTCTAATATACTAGTATTATCTTTGTTTATTTTTTTAAAAAATAAAGATGTATTACTAGCCGAAACATTGTTTATGGTAGTATTGTAGTCTGATCTTATAAAAAATTCGTAATCTATCGCCATAATTTGTATGGATTATTGTTTTTTGTTGTAAAAACTCTATTCACATCTATCTCTGCTCCAAAAATTTCTCCTGTATAAAAATCTCTACCGTCACCCAAACCACTTATGTAAATACTGTCTGCTTCTATACTTGATCCTGTTATTTCAGTTTCGTAGTATTGATAGTTTTCTACTAATTCAGTTTGAGTGACTTTATTTTTAGGTCTCTCTAATATAGGTGACTTTATTGTCAATCCTGTATTTATGATGTCTCTACTAGGGGCAAAATCCCTTATCATTTTAAATAGAGAGTTATCATAAAATTGCACAACTCTTATATAATCTTTTAAATTATATTTAGATACAAATTTACTATAATATTCTGAATTTAATGTTATTAAGTTAGGGTATTCTTTTTTTGAACTATCTCTAGGATCTCCAATTAACTGATCTATATCGAAAGTATTTCCGTATTGTGCTATTATATCTTTATTTATCTCATTTTGTGGAGAAAATGAAACATCAGTTATATGTGTGTCTTTTGTGAAATTATATAAAGAATCATCTTCTAGTCTTAAAAAAGGAGATAATACACTTCCTGTTATGTAGTTGTCTATTATCCTTATTTTTTGATTAACGGGATTAGCGTATACAGAGTTTGGTGAATTAGCAACATACTGTTCTGTGTTTGTAACATAGTTTTTTGTATCGGGAAAATAGTTAAAAGTTGCTACTTGGCTAATACCTGCTGTAGAAAATATGTTTGATTTTTGATTAGGATGAGTAGATGCTAATGTTTTAACATAGTAATGTGGGTACACATATAGATTGTTTCCTAATGTGAATGTAGCAGCTAATTTATCGTAAGCAGATGAGCTTGTATTTCCTTGTATTGACTCTGGGTTCAGTGTGTGGGCGAAGTATGATGCGGTGCTCAGCGGCTCTGCCCAATACCTAAGCTCTTGTAGTGAGCCTACGAAACTACTACCGCTTTTAAATATACCGAAATCGGGATATTTAGATCCCCCAACATACATTGTTTGGTACCCTTTATTCCAAGAATAGTTGTAGGATGATGACCCAGGAGGTACGTAAATAGAAGCGGATCCTTGATGCCCTATTCTTGTATCTATTTTATTAGATACAAATATGCTGTATGTTTGGGCATCGTTTATTTGATTTAAGTTTTTTTGAGTATTTCTCTTAATCATCAAATTCCACCAATACACTTCACCAGTATAATCTAAGTTATATATCGGTAAAGATACTGATGCTGTTGACATACCTCCTGAACCGGAAATATGTAATGTGACATTACTATACGGGTACCCTTTAGTAGAGTTAGGGGATATTGTCACACCTAGGCTTCTAGAATTTGAACTACCGCTACAAACCTCTATTAAAGATGATGTTAGGTTGTATGTGTTTTTATCAGGCTTAAAACGAAGTTCTACTGTGTCCGGAGTGTATCTATTTATCGGGGATATATAACTAGCCTGTAGATAATCCCAAGGTAAAACTATTTGAGAACCGCTAGTGTATAAAGCATATGAAAATCTATCATAAGTGTACTCTATGAAATTATTGGTCTTATCTGATCCTCCAAAACCTTGAGAAGATAGTATAGTATCAGGAATTCCAAATAAATTTACTAAATCATCTAAACCATCTGAAGTACCTTTCTTTTTTACTAATTGAGACAAGTTATGATATATTCTCTTTAGTATTTCTTTTTGAACATTTTCCCCTGAGGTATCCTCTAATACAGCCCTTATTAGTAATATATTTTGATCATTAGATGGACCAAAATATGAATAATCATAATAACCATAGTTGGTATTATCTAAATCATCATAGGTATCATTAAGATTTACATTTGATTGAATACCTACATAATATTGATATAGATCATAATTTGATTTAGAATTGTACAATTTTATACCCAAAGAACTTAGTATATAATACACTAAATCTTTTGATATTCCTCTTTTTAGGCTATTAGAAGTCTTATACAAATCTATTATTGATTTTATATACAACCAAATACTATCAAAATGCTGACCAATCATTTGAACAAATAACTCATACTTTTGATTTCTATCATCTATTCTTATGTATTCAGGTATAGTACCAGAAAGATTGTCTTGGTTTTCATTATCATAAAAAGATGCTGATAATATTTGACCACCGTAATATATAGATTTGTAGTCTAGACTGCCTACCCAAGATAAAGCTACAGAACTTGTAGTTGGGTATAAAGTATATGGTTTTGTTGTATTTGATTTGGGCCAACAAGATGAACCTGATTCGTAGTATAAATACGTTTCATACCCATCAAAATTAGTTATTACGCTATCTATCTTTTGTTGATAGGTATATGCACTCCCTGTTGTGTTTAGAGAAGCGGACGGTATATTATTTAATTTTGAGATATTTAAATTATAGTATTCTATATCCTCTAATTTCTGTATGAAATTATACAGTCTGTTGGTAGCAGAAGAAAAATGTATAAAGTTACTATAATCTGAATAGTCTACATTTATAGATACACTCTTATTATTAAGAGTATTTTGCAGCTGCTGATAAGAAGATAAGGAATCTACTTTTAGTAATGATTCTTTATTCTCATAATCAGAACTACTATTGCTTATAGAATCTAATTCAATATCAAAATTAGCAGATTTTAAAAAAGGATCAGGTACTTTTATTATTTCGGGAAATAATTCTACTTCATAAACTATCGGAGTAGACATTTCTTCTACAAACCAAAAAGAGTCCTTTAGATTAAAATCATTTGGTAGCGGTTGATACAGCTTAACTAATATAGAATATGGGTTAGTGTTTGTATCTAAAGCTATATTTACAGCATTTATTATCTTATTATCTCCAAAATTTAAAAGAAAATCTTTATAATAAGATGAATTTTGCATCTCATTTATAAAATTAACTACACCATCTTGTATATCTTTACTAGATATCGAGTTTGATGAAATCCTGATTTCTTTTCTATTAGGAGATATTTCTTTTATAAAAAATACTTTCTGATTAATATCTATTACTTTCTTTCTTAATATGTTGTATTCTACTCTAAAAGTGCCTACATAGTATCCTAAATACTGTACTAGCTTGCTCGGATTAAATACCAACTCACTAGTGGTAGTAACTTCCTTTCCTTGTAAAGTCCCGGGTATACTATAGTCTTTATAATCGTAGTCCGAGTATAAAATTCTACCATCTAAAGTATATACGTGAGCCTCTACATAGTCTTCTTTAATACCAAATAATCTCAAAAAATCTCTTGACGCTATTAGAGATTCATCTATAGTATCGTACTTATTTAAATTTACGTTTATTCTTTTTTCCGAAACTACCATTATTTGTTAGGATTTGTTATAATAAATAATTGTCTCTTTAAAGAGACATTTTCCTCTCTTAAATTTCTTATCTCTTCTTGCATATCTGAAATATTTACTCCAATATGTTCAGAACTTCTCATCACTAGAGTTTCATGTGAATTTATAGATCCGCTATATGGTATATCATAAAATAGAGTATCATAATTATCAAAAAAAGTATCTATTGATACAGGACTTTGGGTTACAGTTTTAGATTCAACCGGAATCAGTTGACTAAAGCTAGTATCTACTACATTAGTAAAAGTACTTTTTCCAAATATTTTTCTTTCTATTTTTACAGGTTCCATGATTATTCTATTACTTTAAAAAAGTATCTATCATCAAAAACAACAGTAGATCCACTTATTACAGTTTTAATCAACAATTTATAATACCTCTCAGGCTCTAAACCATTCATATACACATCAAAATAGTTACCATTTGTGTCAGCACTTATTTTAGTGTAATTTACATCAAAATCAATAACATCTGAATCTGATTTAACATCTCTTATAGAGTAATAAGAAGAGGTTGGGAGATATTTAGCTTGATTGTATATGGATGATGTGGCGAAAGTTCTAGTAGGAAATTGATCTCTTACATTTAATCTAAACCTATATTTTTCATATTGGTTAAATATTTCCTTGTTATTAGAGATTGTAACTCTAATGTCTTGGCTTACTACTGAGCTAGCAGTTGATCCCGAAGTATTGTAAGATGAGTCATCCCACTTTAATTCCAATATCGGAGGATATACTGTATGAGTATCTCTAGAGAAGAAATTGAGTATATAGTTATACCCTTTATCAAATTCTAAGGATCCTGATGTTTTTAGTATTATTCCATTATTTGGAATGGATGATGATATGTAAGATTTTATTATATTTGTAACATCCATGTTTATATCTTTGTCAGTGTAAACTCCGAAAGATTGTGATGCTTTTGCTGCTACATACCAAGTACCCCCTCCTGGATTGTATATGGTGTTATATGCTGTGGATCCGGATGCGAAGCTGCTAGTGGTCCATTGATTTGTCATTCCTGAACCTCTATATTTCCAAGTAACTCCATTTGATGTTATGGGCACATCCCCATATTTACCTGTGCCCATATCCCAAGATCCTGATATGGGATAAGCCTCTACAGTGTAATCAGTAGGTAAACCCGTAGAATCTGCTAAATATATCTTCAAATATGCTGAAAATGGTTTGTTCAGTATATAATTATTCTTGATGTCTAATATATCGTCATCTGAAAATTTTATCAACATTCTAGCTGTTGATGATTGGCTAGGATACAACAAACTAGTATTCTTAGTCAACTCCAATACAGGATCTAGACCAGAATTCATAGTTTCGTAGTCTGAATATATAGTAGCATCCTTCTCTGCGAATATTTTATATACTGCCATTATTTAAATATTTATATAGTTTGTACCCGGTATAAAATCTTTTTTATTGTGTTTATTTAACATCTGTTGCCAAGTTAAAGAGAATCTTTTCTCAAAATGAGGATTGTCTTGGAACTTCCAAGTACCACCCCATTCCCATCCTGCTTTAGTGAAAACACTTACTACTTCCATCCAATCCACTATCTTATCTCCGTCCCAATCCTTCTTTAAATCCCAAGAAATGTCTTTATTGTCTATAACTAGTGCAAAATCAATTGCCAAACCAAAGTTATGATAACTTTGACCGCCTTTTGCATTTGTTACTTTTTTACCAGGCAAAGTTCTTCCTTGAGCATATAATGCATCCTGTTCTTCAATTGTTCTAAGTCCTTGAACTATTCTCATCTGAGAATGCTTGGTTAACTGATCATTTGCCTTGTTTACCAAAGCTCTAACTTCATCTCTAACTTTAGGATGGAGTAGTTTTATTCTGCTTTCTGTAATTGAATCTACCATTTTTTATATTTTAAAAAGTTACAATTCTACCCATTATATCTGTATCAGGATATCTTACTTCAAATATAGAAGGGTCTAAACTAGGATAAATAACATTGTTCATAGTAGCACCTTTTATATCATATCCGTATTTTGAATAACCTTTATCTTCACCGTATTTATTTACTATTTCCACTTTAGATATACTCTGTATACCTTTTACTTTACAATTTATTATTGTATACAATTCTGATAGTATAATTGGCTGATTTATTTGCCAATTGTCTATGTTAAAATAGTCTTTGTATATGTCAATACAATCAGATAATATTTGTCTATTGTTATAAGATGGGAGAACGATCAATTCAAAATTTATACCAATGTTTATATAATATGCATCCTTTATATTGATAGCATCTGTTGTTATTTTGTATTGGTTTATATAGTTTTTTAAATTCTCTTTTATTGCAAAACTAGTATTTACCAATTTTTTAGTTGAATTGTATGATAATGTGTATAAGCTTAAAGCTAGAGGATTATTAGATATAAAATCTGTAAGCTTATCAGGCGTGCTAAAAGCTAAATCTTGAGTAACATATGCTTTTGCTATTGTCCCAAACTTAGAAGGCATGCTCAAAGCTCGTATAACGTGGTCATCCTTTGTTACGTTTCTTAATTGTGTTGGGAAATTAGCAATAGTTTTTAATCTTATATCCTCTATAGAATCTCCATTTCCTCCCCCTGTTGCAGGGTTAGGGTTATTAAACGATACACTACTTATTACATAGTTTAATAAACTCTGATTTAGTGTATTTGGATTTAGTGATACAGGGCTTGTATTAATTTCATATATTTGAGAAAGAGTGTTTGATGCTACGTTTGTAGCCACGCCTCCTCCAACTATGTATCTAACGGTAAGGGTAGTATTAGCAGGTGCTAATCCATAATCTTTTGTGTATACGAAATTTGCTGGGTCATACGCTAGATTCATTTTTGATATGGAGTCTATTAGGCCCATTCCTAAATTATCTGTGTTTGGTATGATTTCTTCATCCGGATTCATGCTTATACCTGATCCGAATTCTATACTTAGTTTATAATTGGTGTCAAATCTAGTGACAAACCTTCTTGATACTTTCCTCAGTTTTAACAAGTAAGGAGTTGTGTCTGAATATTGGGCTAAAAATGGATCATTTAATTCATTGTTTTTAACCTCTCTAAAAATAGTACTTTGTGCCAAATATGGAACTTCAAACCACTTATTACCGTCACTGTCTGTAATGTCTAATATTTGAATAACATTGTCATCCTGTAAAGTTATTTTATTAAATTTTATAGGATCACCAAAAGAAAAATCAGCTGTTTTTACAGTACCTGCTATAGCTTTTACTGTTTTTTTAAGTAAATAATAATCAGGTTGGTTTGTAGTTGTGTTTATTTGATAAACGCTTACTTGAGTAGGATCTGCAGAAGAAGAGAAACTAAAATCAACTAAATCTTGTGTCAAAAATACTACATCTGTATTTGAAGATCCTCTTACTTTAGCTTCTTTGGCAATAGACAAACAATAAGAAAAATCAGGAGATGCTTGTGAACCACTAAAAAAACAAGGAACTTTTTGATATACATCTAAATCTACTATAGCTGTAGCTGTAACTTTAGGTCTATACCCAAAAGCATAAGCCATTGATATTAGATTCTGCTTATCTTGAGCAAACAAAAGAAAGTTTTCTTGAGTCTGTTTGTCAATGTAAAAAGATAACACATCTCCAACATAAGCAGCCATCTCTATAAACATATTACCGGGAGAAGCCTCAGAAAAATCATTGTAAATATCTGAAAAATAATTCTTAGAGTACTCAACTAATGAGGACTTAAATCCAGTAAAATCTTTATTAATTAATTTTATATCTTTTTGTGTCATTTAAACTAATTGTATTGATAAGCTATCTTGTTGAGTATTTACTGTATAATTTAATTTTATACTAATAACATTGTTATTATAATCGGGATCAATTGTCAAACTATTTATAGTGATTGTTGGGAAATATATTCTTATTTTATCAGATAGTGATTGTCTAGTTTCTTCTAAATTATTCATCTGATCAAAAACTATATATCTTAAATTAGCCCCAAAATCCACATTAAAAACTCTTTCTCCCTTGTTAGTAAGTAAAAAATTTATAAGATTACTTTTTATCTGATCCTTAGTACTATAGGTTATATTAAATATACTAACAGGGTCAAAAGGTATAGAAATACCTATACCTCTGTTCTTGTTAATATCTAGTGTATTTATTTTATACTCTTTCCTATTCCTAATCATAATAGTTTATCTTTGAAATCCTTCCAAACAATTGAGTTTTTGTCTATCATTGGAATAGGAGCATCAATATCAGGTAATGTACCATTTTGAGATATTTGCATACCCTGCTCTTCCGATATCCTAAAACCAGGAATAGGTTCAGGCTTTCTTCTGTATTCACTAATATCACCCCCCACAATTTCCCTAAGCTTTTCTCTATTGACAGTCCTACTATAGGAGGAATCAACATTACTGTTACCAACATTTCTTACAGTATAGCCTTCCTGTATTGATTTAACTAGTAACTTTTTAACGTCTTTCATGTCTTTTTTTAGACTTGTAGACAAATCCTCAGTTAAAACTTCTTTAACAACCGATCTTACCGTTTCTTTTATAAGCTCTTTCATGAGCAGTAATTCTTCTCTTGTCATGTTATTATAAATATTAGATTAATTATTTTATTTTTCGTACAATATGCTTTTTAATTCTTCTAGTAATTGGTCGGGGGTAGCAAAAAAACTAGGAGCAGTTTGCTCTTCTATCATACCACTATCTTTTTCATAAGCCCTTCCTATGAGTTTTTTATCTGCATATTTTTCTACTTTTAGTATATATGTTTTATTTTTTGGAGAAGTATACTCGTCTGTAATATTTTGAATATCATCCCCGTATTCATTCAATTTATCTTGAGACAATAAATTCTCGGCTGTGTCTGGTGTCACATAATTTCCTTTATTTTTTTCATCTGATATTTTTATAGACACATTTATATTCTTAAATTTATCAGATAGTTTTTCTAAGATTACAGTGTTTGAAGCTATTTGATTATCTAGTATCTTAGAATATTCTTTTATCATATCTTTTAAAAATATTAGTTTGACACCTTGTTTCAATACCGTAAAAATAACAGCCGTAGCCGGGTTAGTATTTAATAACACCTCCTGTAAATCTAAAGCTTGCTGTAATATTTGTATGCTAGTTTTTATGGTTTTTGCAGTTTTTAAAACTGTTTCTAAAGTAGTTATAGTTTTTTGAATAGAGGATACTTTGTTGTCTACCCTTTTTTTAAGTTCTTCTGCTTGTTGAGAATCCTCTCTGCTTATTGTAATCACAATACTGCTTCCTTGTACCGTAACTCTACCTTTGCTATCAGTTGACTCAGCAACATCTTTTATTAGCAAGTTTATTTTCTTGTCTATATTATTTATGAGATTTCCTACTTTAGTAAAAGTGTTAGTTATAATACTACCAAAGGGATCAGATAGTGAAGTTGTCACATTTTGGGGTAAATCTCCTGTTATGTTATTTACATCAGCCATTATATAGTGCTTGTTATTTTTGATTTAATAGGAGAATTATCTAACCCATATTTATTTTTTAAAGTCTGCAATTGCGTTATTGTTGAATTAGCCCCGATGTTTATTTGTGGTATTGTTGAGACACCAAGTCCTACAGCTGTTGCTGTTTTTATGGTTTTAGCAAAAGTATCTAATATTGATATTAAATCATTTATAAAAGATATAGTAGATTCTGCTTTAGCAACATGCTCGTTAGTACCATTACTTGCTAAACCGAGTTGTATCTTAGGAGCGTTTATTATAAAGTAATTTTTGTCAGGATCTTTATTTTCTTTAGGACCTACATTTATATGAACTTGATTAACTGCAGATAGCGTTATGTCTTTTTTTCCTAATAGAAAAATAGACTCTTCCTTACTATCCAATATCAACCTATCAGATCTTAGAATAACGTAATTACCATCATATGTGTTAAAGTCTATCATTATTTTTCTAAATTTTTGATTTTAATAAACCATCTACATATTTGTAAAAATCATACTTTGTTAAAGGCGTCCCTGCTTTTTTTCCTGCGGCTCTAGCTATGGCCGGGTTTTGCTTAGATATAAGTTCTGCTGATAACCCTTTAGCTTGTATAATCCAATTTAAGGGTTTTCCTACAGCTATGGGAAAGAAAGTATACATATATAAATCGTAAACGTCTTTTAGTTTTTTATTCGTACCCGAAAAATATTTTGCAACATAATCTAATTGTGTAAGCTCATCCATAGTAGCTAATTTTTCAACAGTTGTTCCTAAATTTTGAGCTGTTTTTGGCATAAATTGGATTAAACCCGTTGCTCTAACAGAGTTGACTATTTTTGTTTGAAACCCGCTTTCGGCATACATGATAATATATAAACTTTCAATACTACAGCCTTTAGTTAAACATATACTTTTTACTTTTTCATGTACACCAGGCTTAGCTATAAAGTTTCTAAATCTTTTATCTTGAGCTATTCTTTTAGGGACATTTACGGGGTCTTTACCAATTGTAACTGTACTTGTCAACCCTATTGTTTTAGTGTATACGGTTGGTATATTAGACACATTAGTTTCTACTCTATTGCTATCATCTTCTACTAGATTATCATACTGAATTACCTGTTCTGTAAAGTTAATGTATTCAGTTTCTGAAACATACTCCTCATCAGATTCAGCAGAAGGTAATCTAGACTCATCCTCACTAACTCTATTAGTCTCAATAGCTTCTGTAATAGCTTCTACAGGTCTTATAATCGGTGTAGTATCAACAACTGTATTTATTTTTTGATCATTGCTATTGGTAGATGATTCTACATTAGGGGCAGCGTCAGCTACGACAGTAGGCTCCACATAATTACTTTTTACAGTCTTAGCAACATCTTCTCCGTATGAATCAAAATTAAAACTAGATGGCTCAAATCCCACACTGTGTTTGTTTAACATAAACAAAGAAGAACCGTCTTTATTTATATCTTCAAAATTAGCAATCTTATTATTAGTTGATTTATGGTGATTGTTTGATATGACAACTAGGGGAGATCTATCAGGACCTAAGAAAGGGCTGTTGAACTTATCAATAGATGCGCCCAATCTAATAGAGTGTCCGCTTCTACCCTCTAGGGTTATATCACCAGGAGCTTTAATTTTTCTATTTATATCCCCTTTTTCATTAAAATCACCAGTTACCCTCTCTTCTCCATTTTTGAAAAAAGTTTCATCAGGAGTAGCATTGTGTTCTATTGAATTTTGAGTAGGTATTACAGTAGTGTAGTAATATCTAGGCTCATAATTACTAGCCCCTCCTTGGGCCCTGTAACTAACGTTTTGAGTTACTAATATTAATTCATTAACTAAAGGATAGTGGTTTAGAGAAGTCCTATTTGGGAAAGCTATAATAGGCTTAGCTTCAGGATTGCTGTTGTTTATAAATGTTTTGCATTCAACAGCACCTATTGATTTCCAACCGCCTAGTTCGTCAAATTTAGCTTTATTTGAATCATCTAATAAAACAAAACTAACCCTGGCTATAGATTGCACAACATCGGGAGAAACAAATCTACCATTAGAGGCCCCTCCTTCACCATACATGGCATTAGTACCTATTTTCAAATCATTTTCTGCCATTATGATGTAGATATAATTTTTTTATTTTTAACTGCTTTTTCAGCCATACTTTCTTGAGCTAGTTTAAGCAACTCTTCTTTTTCGCTGTCTGGGATCATAAAGTCTCCTGTCTCGTTTCCTTTGTTTATAGCATTTTGGACAATTGCGGTCATTTTTATGAGTGCGTCATCGTTCTTGATGTTGAGTTCAACGTATTTAGCTATGAGGGGTACCATCATAGTAGCATCTCCAATATTCTGAATAAGATCTTTTAGTTGTGCTATTAACTCAGTTATCTGTTTTTCTTTTGTAGATGACCTATCATATATTTCTCTCAGCAAATCAGAAAACCTTTTTTTACCAAATACAACTTGATCAAAATTTGACATACGTAATTTTTATATAAATATCCTTTAATCAGTTTCTAACTCTCCTGATAAATATAACTCCCTTAAAACCTTTTTATATATTTTTTTCAACTCTTTTACACATTTAGTAACCGATAGGGTGTTCTGTCCTGTAATTTCTTTAATGTAAAAATAAAATTGCTGTTTACTAAAAACCTCTAAAGAGTCTACATTTTTAAATATTTGCATAACAGAAATCACAATAGACTGATCTGAGGCAGATGGAAAAAATTTATCTATGTTTTTTTCTACGTAGTTTATGTAAGATGCCACAACCTCAGAAACTTCTTTTTTAGAATCCTCAGCAAAGATGTCGTTCATAACTTTTCTATCTTCATCGACATCTTGAAGGTCTGCTCTATTTTTTAAATTTTTGTAATTGGTTTCATTATACACAATCAAATATCTTTTAGCGATCGTACCTAAGTATGAATAGGCCTTTCCTTTATCTTTATTGTAGCGGTGAAGTTTACTTAATAAAAAAACCACAACCTCGTGCTTAAGATCTTCTACATTGTTTAATTCAGTGTAGTAGAACTTAAAGGTGTGGATAATATTCTCAGCAAGCTTGTGAATACTTTCGTTTATTTTAGTACTAAAAAGAAAATCCCTTTCTTCTTTGCTATCACTGTTTATATAAGCAATAATAGCATTTTCCGTTTCTTGATTAAAATACTCTCTAACTTTTTTTTTCTTTCTCTTTCTTAGTTTACCCGTTTTGGTGTAAACTTCTAAATCCAATTCTTTTTGTTCCAACATTTTTTTGTAACATAGTAATAATTTTTAATTGCTTCATAACTCTATTTATCCTTTTCATAATTTTTAAAATAAACACCTAAAGAAAAATTCAAATCTTTAACTACCTTAAAAAAATACCCAATTTCATCATCTGATTCAAAATGACCTTTCTCATCTAAAGTCTTTAATGTTCTATCAGACTCCTCAACTACTTTTTGAAATTTTGAAATAAACTCATCTTTAATGAGAATATCCTCTTCATATAACTCCACTTTCTCAAGCAGGTTTCTGATTGTGAAAGAAAGGCCTACTATAACTAACCCGAAAAAAATTATAACTAATGTAGATATCATATTATTCATTTAAAAATCTTTCAAGAGAACTGCTATTGTTGCTAGCTTTGCTAGGCTTATTACTAACATTAGACACCTTAGGAACAGTCGGGGCCGCCACAACCTCAAACGTATTTTCCAATTTAGCAGATATAAAATCAGCCTGATGTATAATGTGTGGTAAGTATGTCTTAAGTGCTTGATCATCATTATAGCTCATAAGGTATGGCTTATTGCTATCTTCATAAAGACCATCATGTAGTTTAATAGCTAGATACTCTTTTTCTGAAATACTGATTCCTTTTGAACCTAATATCATCAACGATCTTTCAGATACTTTCATGTATTGAATATCCGGATTTAGCATATACATGCTACCCTTCTTAACCATCCAATCTTCCCTACAAGGAACGTAGTAATCAAAAAAATCTGTACCAATCTTACCCAAATCATGATTTATAGCAGAAAAGTACATCTCCTCTTGTCTAAAGTCTAGCACAGCTCCCATAGACTCCCACAAATCACATAGCTTTTCTGCTGCAGCAACTACATTTAAAACATGCAGTACATACCCGCCCGGGAATGCGTTGTGGTATTGTTTTTTAGTAGAGGCAGGAGCTAGTGCCATTCTGACAGACCACTCATCATAAAGATCTAGCATAGCCTTTTTTCTAGGACCTGATATTTTATTCTCAACAATATCTACTAATTTTAAGTAGTTAGATTCTAATTGTGCTGCTGATAAATTCATAGCTTTTTATTAATATGTTTATAATCCTCTATAAGGTCTTGTAAAATCATCAGTTGTTTCTACACTGATAAGTGATTCTAAGTCTTCGACTAGTTCTTCATAAAAGCTAATTTGATCTTCTAGTGTTTCAAATTTACCCCTGTATACTGTAAATTTAATATCTCTGAAAGAGTTTTTAATCTGTTCAATCTTTTGTAATGCTGCCTCTCTATTAACCATGGTATTAGTATTTATTTGTAAAGATAGTCATTTTTAACTTATAAAAAAAATTAAAAAATATTTTTATTAACCTCATTTCCAATGTACATTTGCATGATATTATATGAGGTTCTTGTCCAGCTTCTACCCTCGCAGTATATTAGTGATGCTGTAAATAGTATGCTTGTTATATAAGTTAGGTCTATGCCGTTGATTAGAACTTGTGCATAGAATAAATACAACATAGATAGAAAAGAGGTAGCACTGATCCAACCTTATCAACTACTGACCTGCAAGCTATATCAATATTAGCTGTCTATGTCCCTAGATATAAGGGGTACTTAGGTATAGCACTGAAACTAGTACTAAAAGTAAAAACTAGTAGACGTTCCCTAGCTGCTGTACTTGCAGGGATATAGAAGGTGTAGTGCCTAAAACTTAATTAGAGGTTAAACAGACTATCCAAAGTTTTGTAGTAATGTGATATTTATTATTAAAAAGAATACACATGAAATCTGAAGCTAAATTCAAAAGTGATATAAGAAGATACGTTAGGTCAATAGTAGAACAAGATAACAACGCCACTCAAGCAAGTACCGGTGTTTCTCCTGACGCAAAGGGCTTTATAGCTAAACTAGATAGTATGGCAAAAAATTTGGCACCGTACTATTCTAAAATTGATAGTTCTAAAGAAGTTAAAGATGCTATCTTGGCTATACTAAAACAATTTTCTGCAGATCTTAATCAAGAGATATCAGGTTTAACCCAAGCTACGCGTGAGTTACAAAAAGAAAAAACTAATATACCTGATGAAGTTATAACTGAAAATAAAAGAGCGTTGTTTCTAGCAGGAATTATTACTGAGGCTCAGTATAGAAAATAAATAAAATTATGGGATTAACTAAAAGATTAGTAAAGGGACGTCCCCTAACTTTTGCTGAAGGGGATGCTAACTTAGATTACTTAGAATCGTTATCTAGTAGCAGTTCTATATCTCTTCAAGGATCTACTATATACACAAGAGGATCAGTGGTTGGGACCACTGGGTTCAATGTGGATAACTCCATACTGCTAGGCAGCAATGCGGGTAAAGACGCAGCCCAGGCAGCTAAATCCTATTTCATAGGATATAATGCAGGTAATGGTGCTACCTATGCTAACGATTCGGTGTTTATAGGCTCATATACGGGCTATAATGCAGCTAATACCCAAAGATCTATATTCTTAGGTTACTATGCCGGAAATGGTGCCCAAAATGCGGCTAATTCGATTTTAATTGGATACAAGGCAGGGCAGGCAGTAAGTGGATCTACTATAGGTGGAAATAATATAATTATAGGCAATAATATAACCTTAAGAAATGCAGTATCTAACTCTATTAACTTGGGAGGTGTATTATTTGCATCAGGAATTAATTCTGTATTGGGTGGAAATCCAACTTCAGGTTCAGTAAACGGGAAGGTTGGTATTAACAACCCTGACCCTACTTATAATTTTGATGTATCAGGCTCAGGTAGATTTATAGGTAATTTTATTTTGACTGGGTCGCTAGACCTGTTTACTAATACTAGTTCTTATAATTATGCTAGAATTGGGTCCGTTAAAATTAATAATGGTAGTGGTAGTATACGTAATAACTTATCTATATCTACTGCTAATTATCCATATGAGGTAACTTATGGATTAGGAGAAATATCTACAGGTACTACAGGTGATTGGAACACAGCACTTGGTGGAGGCAATGGGATAATGCGAAGGGTTACTACAGGTAGAGCCAATACAGCGCTTGGTGGACAGACCCTAGATTGGACTAGTGTGGGGTCTAATAATACCGGTTTAGGGGTCCAAGCATTAATATACAACACTTCAGGTAGTGGCAATACCGCTGTTGGTTCGGGGGCGGGTGTTTATCTCAGATATTCTGGGGACTACAATGTATTTTTGGGGGCGTATTCATCCATAGATCCAAATCAACCTGCGGCAAATAATTTTGGACAGGGTTCCTACAACACATTTCTAGGAGCTGCTACTTGGTATGGCATATTGACAGGTAGCAACAACACATTAATTGGCGCTAGAATTGGAGGTTTATCATCTTCGCTAGACAACACAGTTATTATAGCGGACGGGTCAGGAAATCAGCGAATAGTGGTTGATGCTACAGGAAGTATGACTATAGGTAAAATACTTACTTTAGCTATATCAGATCCACTACCAACAGTAAGTGTCCCGACAGGTTCATTTGCTGTATCCGGAAGCGGTGCAAATAATAAACCATATTATTGGAATGGTTCTACGTGGACTCCATTATTCTAAACATAACTCAATATGCAACTACTAGAGATATTACAAGACTTAATTATTGAAGCTAAACTCTGCCCTAGAGGCAGGGCTTACTACAATAAACGCAGGAGAGCAGGAGAGAAGTCATCAGCTTATTTATCGGGTAGGGCAGTACAAGTTTGTAATGGGAGGATAAAAAAGAAAAAAAGAAAAAAACTAAGAAGAGTTCACGAGCAAAATATAGCAGAGTGTGAAACATGTGGTTATGTAGATCAAAATGATATTGAATTAGATAATTTCATATACGAAGCTGACCCTAAAGAAGGAACCGGAAAAAAGCCTAAGGGATCGGATCGAAGATTGTATACGGATGAGAATCCAAAAGATACAGTACATGTTAAGTTTAAGACTGTAAAAGACATAAGAGATACTTTATCAAAAGAATCATTCAAATCCAAACCACACGCTAGACAGTCTCAAATTATTAATTTGATTCAGCAGAGATTAAAAGCAGCTTATGAAAATGCTAAAAATCCTGATGTTAAAGAAAGATTAAAGCATGGTTTAGATTTTATTAATAAGATAAAAGAAGCCTCTAAAAGAAAAACTGAAAAATTAAAAAAAGAAAAACAGTTAAAGGAATCCCTCCACGATTGGTTTACTGAAGAAGATTGGGTTAGGATAGATACTCAAGGAGATATTGCAGGCCCCTGTGGGACTATGAAAAAGGGCAGACCTACAACTAGATGTTTACCTCGTGCTAAAGCTGAAAGCTTGTCTAAAGAAGAAAGAGCCGCTACTTCTAGAAAGAAGGTGGCTGCGTCTAAAAAAGGAAAACAATTTGTATCAAATACAAAAAAGGCTAAAGTGCGTTTAAAAAGAGACTAATGAAATTTATTAGTATATTAGAAGCTATTGATTTAAATTCTGCTTATGTTCTTTCAAAACCTATTATTAGAAAACCTACACCTGTGTGGAGTGATGTTTCCTATAAATTCACACCCAAATCAAAATATGAGTGTGTTATTAAGTATTCTTCTATATACTCAGAAAAAACAATAGAGGGGTATAAAATTAATTGGACTTCTTATTGTACATTTGAAGATGATAGGGGTGTAATAGATACTAATGATTATGATTCTTTGAAGGTATTAGCAACTGTTCTTAAAGCTTCATATGAGTTTATTAAAGAGTTTAAACCTGAAGCAATAGAATACTCGGGATGGTTTTCTAAAAAAGAAGGTAAATTAAGTTTAAGTAGTGATATTCAGTCTAAAAGAACTAGAATTTATAATAATCTAGTTAAAAATAATTTAAATAAAATACCTGATTATAAATTTATAGAAAAAGGAGATAAATCTTATTTAATTTATACAGGAGAAATTCCTATTGGGGGGGCTCATAAAATTTTTACGTACCCCAAAGAAGTGCCTGACAAAAAAAATAAAATGAAATTAACAGAAATATTAGTAGAATTAGTTGAAGAAGGTAAAATTACTGATGAAAGACTTATAGATTATATCTATGAGCAACAGGAGACATTAGATGAGGGTTTTAAAGAAACCGCAGCAACCTTAGCTATTATTTTAGCTTCCTCGTTTGGAATGAATAAAGCAAAAGCTAATACTGTTGCAAATTCCATTCCTAAGGACAAAATTGAATCAGTAAAAAAAGAAGTAGGGGAATTAAAAAAGGGAGATACAACAGAATTAAAAAATGTAATCAAAGGTGCATTATCAAAAAGTGATGATGAATATAAAAGCACAGATCCTGAGTTTTTAAAGTATACGGGGGGAAGCGAACCTATTATGCCAACAGGATATAAAGAAACTACAGAAGATCAAAGAAAAGCCTGGAATGAGTATTTAGATTATTTAGATGGAAAGGGGTTGTTAGGCAAAACAATACTAGATGAGGGAACAGCAGGAGGAAGTACTAAAGGTAAAGATGAATTAAAAAAATACATAAAAGAAAAGGGCATCAAAAATTTATCTTTAAGTATGGTTCCTTTTATACAATATGAGTTTAAATTAATGAAGTCCGGTAAAAAGGGATTCGGGTTGAACCAAAATGATTTCAAAAAATTGACGGAAGTATTGTTTCATGTAATACCCAATACAATAAAAACAAAAGGTTCTGATGCTGATGGCAATCCTGGTAGTGTCACAACTACTTGTTTTTATCCTTCGTATAACGGGTCATATGACTTAAAAGCATATGCTGCAAAATTTGCCCAAATGTCAACAGACGTATTTAGAAATTATTTAGATAAACTAAAAAACGTAAACAAAGGACATAGAGCAAGTAATCCAACTTCAGCAGCAGATGAGAAAAAGTGGGGTGAAGAACATGCACGTAAAATTCAAGAAAGAATCGGAAGATAAAAAATCTAGGAATTTAGGTCAACCATAGTATATACGTATATATTATCATTTAAATAAATATTATGTCAGACTCGTTAATAAATTTTAGTTCTTTGGGGAAATCTGACTTGGTGAAGCCAAGCTACATGAAAAAGAAGTCCATAAAGAACATAACTGCTGTAAGAAATGCAGAAGAAATAACATCAAAAGACATAATAGAGGCTCTTAGATTGAAGTTTGCCAACCACACCTATCAGATAAATAATGCTTTTATTTACGATTGGGAGTCAGATTTCTTCACTGTATCCGAATCCGGATATGTATATGAGATCGAAATCAAGGTTACTAGGGGTGATTTCAAGGATGATTTCAACAAAAAAGACAAACATATCCTCCTAGAATCAAAAATAGACACAAATAACAGCAAAAGACCGAACAAATTCTTCTATGCGGCCCCTAGAAATCTACTAGCAACGTCTATGATTCCTGAATATGCTGGGCTAATTGAGATAGAATCCTTTGATAAAATGCCAATTATAGCTAAAGAAGCACCATTTATTCACAAAGAAAAGACCGTAGACGGATTAAAATCTATACTTTTAGATAAATTTTATCACAGATATAGAGATTTATTGTTAGAAAGGTATTAACTTTACAAAAAACAAAAATATTATGAAGAATTTTAAGGAAGAAATCAATGCTTTTTTAGAAAAAAGCGAAGGACTTGAGCTATCTGACTTCACAAATTCGCTAATTTATTCCGCAATTAGCCAAATTTTTGACGAAGAAACAGACGAAATCGACGTAGAAAGCATAGAAGACGCTGCAGAAACAGTGTTTGAAGTACTAGAAATCATCAAACCTGAACTAAAAACAGACATTATTGTCCTAAATGACCTATCAGAATTGTTAGAAAACTACTTAGATACGCAAGAAAGCGTACAAGAAAACACAGAAAATTAACAAAAACCAATAAAAAACAAGCATCATGAAGTCTTTTTTAACGTTTTTAGCAGCAGCAATCATCCTAGGATTAACAATGGGACAAGTTTATTTATGTACTTACACCGAATTCCCTAAGCTTTATTTGTATTTTACACCAATTCCTGTAGCAATTTTAGCAGGTATTATGGCCGGAGGAGTGAAAGGAGACCCTACGAAAGTAACAGGTACTGACACCAGGGGTAACTTAGGCGTATCAGTAACTTACGGAGTATTCGGTATAATGCTAATATGCTTGTACATCTTCACTTTTATCGCATTAAACGAAAGATAATGATAAAAGTAATTAGATTCACATCCACGAAATGCGAACCATGCAAAACTTTAGCCCCTATATTTGACCAATTAAAGGTTCAATATACGGGCAGAGCACAGTTCCAATCAGTGGATGTGGATTTTAATAAAGAATTTGCAAATCAGAAATTCATTAATAGCGTTCCTACTATCATAATAGAAAGAGATGGAATAGAAGTAAATAGGATAGTAGGAGTTCGACCTAAGGCAACCTATGAAGCACTAATCAACGCTATACATTAAAAACACCAAACTAACCTCCTATAATAGGAGTTTCAACTTTCCAAGGTATAGGCAAAGACACTGTCGAAGTAGAGGCTAAATCAGCCTCTATTTTTTCTTTTATAGAGTCTTGCATTGCCTGTATCTTTTGAGTGCCTAAATCAGCCTCTATCCACCCCACAACGGTATTTTTAGTTAGACTATTATATGGAATAAAAGAAGATGGTACGGGATTTGATAAAGTTGTTATATTCGACAACACTTTATGACAGGATCCGCTAACTCCTGTATATCTACTAATTATTTTAATTACAACTTTATCTAAGTTGTTTAATTTCTCATAGCACTCCATGTGCAAAACTTCCCAAGAGTAGTTTATCATTTTTATATAAATATTTATTTTGGTATTTTGTATTTTGAAATTATTCGGGGTACATTAGGTAACATTTTTTTAAGTTCTGCTTTTATTCTCTCTTCTTTCTTCTCTTCTGTTTTCTCTTCCTTGTATTTTTCAGCTAGTTTTTTAGCTAGGGGTGTAGAAATTATATTTAATACTCCGCCAACTTCTAAATCAGATGGTAAACTTTCCAATTTACTACAATCAAAAAGATTAACATCGCCTTTAACTTTAAGACCTTTAGGTAGAGATGTTATACTTTGGTTGTGTTTTAAATCAATACTACCTTCAAATTCTTTACCACTGTTACCACTTAGGAATTTATTTAAATCTTCAATATTAGAAATAATTGGATATCTGCCATATTCAGGTTTGGAATCAAAATCAAAAGTACCTTGAGTATATTCTGCTTCTTTCAACATCTCTTTAAAAATTTTAACTAATTTCATTTTATTGTTTTATTGTTTATAAATATTTAGTTTATTTATTTGTAGTTTTAAAAATAAATTTTTCCTTTGATATCACACATCTTTATATAACACATTTTTCTGATTTCTTCTTCAGTATATTTATCAGCTATTGGTGTATTTTCTAAGTCAATATTTCCATCAACTTTTAACCTTTTGGGTAATGATGTTAAACTAGTACATCCCCTCAAATCAAGATCAGCTCCAATCAAACTCCTCCTCAGAAAATTCTTCTTTTCCACTTTTAATTTTATCTTCAAATGAATTATCAACTGTATCATAAAGTTTAGACAACTTCCTAATCATTTTATCTCCAATATTATTAAGTAGTTTCTCTTCGTGTTTATAAAAAGCATCGTTATTATTAAATTTACCTACTTTTTTAATAAATTTATCAGGCAGATACTCTTTAATATTAAAATCAGCGAGTGTATTTAATAACTTTTTGGTATAATAATTATTACGTGCATTACTTTCTATTAGATTCCTAACATACTTTAGAAATACATCAATTTTTTCTTCATTTGTATTTCCTATATAACCATTTAATAAATAAAGAAAATCATCTATTTCTGTAGTATAACCTTCCAAATCATCTTTTAATTTTTCATAAGAAAAATCTTTTGCTTGTATTAATGTTTCATATGTGTCATCGTTTTTTAAAAACTCTAAAAAGTTTTTACGAGTAACTTTTTCAGATTTCAATTTAGATGCAAATTCAGTGGATCTAACTGAATTTTCAATATAATGTGTAAAGTATAATAAATAAATAAAATTATTTATTGGATGAATATCTCTAAGATCCTTACTAATATTTCTGTAATCATATTTTGCAAGTGTTGATTTATTGGTAATATTTTTTCTTTTTTCATGATCAAACCAATGCATAAGTTCATGAGAAAGTGAAGATATAAATTTAGTTCTTTCTTCCTCTATAATAACATCAGCTATATCAGAGTAATCCCAATTAGGAGGAATTGTTAAATTAATAGTAAGATACAATTCATTGTGAGCTATGTTACGATTAGGTACACTCATTCCCTCAATATAAAATCTTCTACCAATATAAATTTCAAAACTAACTCCAACACGCACTATTGTTAAATCACCTATTTTATAATGTGGATCTGCTTCAAACGACATATTAAACCCACCTTCTATTTTATTTTCATCAGACTCATAATTAACTAACCCTCTTATGATATCTTTACACAAATTCTCAGCAGCTTCTAATATCCCATCGGGAACTCCTAACTTCTCGTTTAGTACCTGTTCTAAAATTTTAACTAATTTCATTTTATTGTTTTATTGTTTATAAATATTTAGTTTATTTATCATCAACCATATCATAGAGTTTAGAAATCTTTCTAATCATTTTATCTCCAAAACTATTTAGCATCTTCTCCCCATGTTTATAAAAAGCATCTACGCTATTAAATTTACCTACGCTTTTTAAAAAAACATTGTCGGATGTTTCTTTTTTAATACCAAAATCTTTTAACATATCAAATTTTTTTAATTCATTAAAATAAGACACTGCATAAACTTCTATAACCATTTTTATATTTTTTAAAAATTCATCAATTTTTTCTTTGTCAGTTTGTAGAACTATATTATATTTTTTAAAATCTTTGTCCATACCAACTTCTTTAAAAAATTTATCTATTTCCGGAATATAATTTTTTAAATCATCTTTTAATTTTTCATAAGAAAAATTTTTTGCTTGATTTAATGCAAAATATGTGTCATCGTTTTTTAAAAACTCTAAAAAGTTTTTACGAGTAACTTTTTCAGACTTTAATCTAGATGCAAATTCAGTGGATCTAACTACATTTTCAACATTGCTTATATAATACATCGAAAACAAAAAATCATCTATAGGTTTAATATCTTCGACATCAATAATAGATAAATTAGTAAATCTTAAAATATCAGATTTTCTAAAATATTTTTGCTTGTTAAAATCATACCAATGTTTTAGTTCGTGAGAAATAAAACTTATGTAATTTGAAGATTCTTTACGTAGGTGAGATATTAATCCGTCGATATCCCAATCAGAGGGGGTTTTAATATTTACGTTAAAATAAAAATCTCCCCCTTTAATGGGAAGAACATGCATACTATAAAATTTATAATTATTATATTTAATCGTTTTTAATTCTATTTTAATATTTTTTACTTCTAAATCCCCAATTTCTAATGGAATTATTCTAAAATCAAAAACTTTATTTTTTTTGCCTTTTCTTTTTTCTAAAATGGAAATCCATTTATTAAATATATCCTCAGCAGCTTCTAATATCCCGTCGGGAACTCCTAACTTCTCGTTTAATACCTGTTCTAAAATTTTAATAAGTTTCATTTTTTATCTAATATCCTATTATCAATAATATTATCTAAAGCATGTATAGCTTCTTTATAACTAGCTTTAGTCTCATCTAATTCATCCTGCGTATACTGCCAATTGAAGTACAACTTATCCACTGGTTTAAACCCATAAAACCTATGTACCTCTTTCTGTACCTTTACTACCTGGGCACCATTCCAATTCTGTCCTATAAAGATAAACCCTGACTCAATGCTCTTAACAATATTCTTCTCCCCTAATGTAGTATGTCTGTTCTCAATCCAATTCAATCTTTCAATCAACTTCTGATAGATAGCATTGGTTTGACCCCACCTAATAGATCCCATGAACACTACAGCATCTGATTCTAATAACGGAGTAACAATCTTCCAAAGCTCATCATCCGGATTATTATATGAAGCCCAACACCTTAGGTTCCCGGTAGGGTTCTTTTTCTTATCCTTCAAAGCAGCAGCTTTAACCCCACAGGTATTACCGTCCTTACTAGAAACATTTCCTTCACAAGAATATATCTTTAGTTTAGACACATCTACCAAAGTACATTTATCACCCCCTAAGGTCCTTTGTATTACTTCAGCAATACGTGTAGATTTAGGAGAGTCTGTTCCGTCCTTAGAAGACAAATCTCCTCTGTTAGACGTAGTCAGTAACAATACCTTATTTTTCGTATCTAAGTAGTCCACAGCTCTTTGAAGCTGATTTTTAAATTTCGTATCTATCTTGAGATCCTCTAGTAGTAAGTTAAGTAACTTCATTTTAATAATATTTTAGAAATAAATTTTTTTATAAATAAACATCTCTTTTTATAAATACTCCTGGGTATATTTTCTCAATCCATTTTTTCCTACCTTTCTTGAATTGTTCTTTAGTGTATTTTTTAGCTATTGGAGTACCTGTCAACCAAATATCTTTTCCAACTTTTAAGTCACTAGGCAGTGATTCTAATTTAGTGCACCCAATTAAATTAAGATCCCCACTAACTTCTAAACCTTTTGGTAGTGACTTTATATTAGTATTTGATAAATTAAGATCACCATCAACATTTAACTCTTCTTTAGTTAAAGTTTTTTTAATTAATTTACCGTAAAATGAATTATTGTTATAAGTAGTATCATAAAGCTTAGACAACTTTCTAATCATTTTATCTCCAACTTCATTAAATATCTTTTCTTCGTTTTTATAAAAAGCATCGTTACTATTAAACTTTCCTATTGTTTTAATAACTTTATTTAAACCCATTGATCTTCCTTTGTCACCATACGTTTTACCAATTACATCAAAAAACACCATATTACTATGATTTTTTTCAACATTATTTTTTACATAATCCCTAACCATTTCTAAAATTTTATCAATCTTATCTTCATCTGTATTTCCTACATCATTAAAATGTTTAATTACAAGCTCTATTTCTGGAATATAATTTTTCAAATCATTTTTTAATTCTTCATAAGAAAAATTTTTTGCTCGTTTTAATGTATAATATGTGTCATCTCTTTTTAAAAACTCTAAAAAGTTTTTTAAATTGATTTTGTTTTTTTTCAATTCAGAGGCAAACTCGCTTGGCCTTACTACATTTTCAATAGAATGTGTAAAATATAATAAATTAAGAAAATTACTTATTGGATAAATTTTTGAAAAAACATCACTATTTCTAACATTATATTTCCCAATACCTGATATGTTATAGTGCTTACGTTTATAAAAATCATATACGTGCATAAGTTCATGAGAAATACTAGGAACTATCTTTTTTTCTTTTGAAATAAGTAAATATATTACTTCATTAAAATTCCAATTAGTTGGTACTATTAAATCAATATAAAGATTTAATTCAGGAGCTAGGTGTGGATTAACCGCATACCCATTTAAAAGGTATCGACCATTTTTTTTTAATCTAAAAGTAACAGAAACATATTTTATTACTAAATCACCTATCTTATACCCCGTAGAATTATCAAATTCCAATCTAAACTCATTTTTACTTGTATCAATTTTATTTTTAAGTGAAGGTAGACGATCCAAAATATCTTTATATAAATCTTCCGCAGATTCTAATATCCCATCTGGGACCCCCAATGCTTCTTTTACTATATGTTCTAATAAATCAACAAACTTCATTTTTTCTGAAAATTTTTTTTGCACTATACTTTTATAAATATACAAAAAAGTACATAGGTAAAATACTATTTAAAATACCCCACCCCCTAATTTAAAGCTATTTAAAGTCTTATTCTGTTTGACTAAGGTATTTGTATTGATTGATCAAAGATATGGCAAATTTGGGCATCTGAGGGGCTGTGATGATGTTGTTGGGCTATTGTTGTAGGGAGTGGTGGTGCTTGAGTTGCTATTAGAGGAGTTGTCGCTAAGAAGGTTGGAGGAGAGTAGTGGTATATAAGTATATATTGGACTTTTGTAGATTTTGGGGTCGATATGAAACCAGCCCTGCTCGTTTTTGCAATTTTGCTAAATTCCTTAGTACCAAAAATGCTAAGTTTTTTAGTAGTTAAAACTACTCCCGTATGCGGTTATACCTTTGAAGTGTTAACAAATTGAGGGTAATGAGTTAAAGGTTAACTACCTTAAACCAGTTTTTCTACTAAGTTTTTTAGTAGTTAAAAATACTCGCATATGCGTTTATACCTTTGAATTGTTAATAAAATATAGCACTATGTTAATTGATTCTATTCGATAGTGAATAAGGCAAATTAATATAGTTAAAACTATAAAAGTTCTTTGAAATTACGGGAGTGCGAATGTTATCATAAACAAAATTTAACACACACAAATTAAATTGAAAGTTATGAGCACACAAAACATTGCACAAGAAAATATCGTTGAAACAGTTATTGAAACAGTTACTTCAGACAAGGAAACAGTAAAGAAGGCGAAGAGTAAAAAAGCGAAAGAAAACAAAATTTCAGATTTTGTTGAAATCATAATTCGCTTTATGGTTAAATTGAAAAAAGATAAAGAGGCGAAGCCTAGAACTATATCTTTCAAAGTTGATATGCTATCTAAACTTGAAAATCAAATATCAAAGGGAATTGATAAGATGTGTGAACATCTTCACCCTTCCCTAGATGTTAGCATTATGATAGACGGGTGTACTTACCCGTTCACAAATGGTTTCAAGTCTAATAGTTTTGAGATACTAGTTGAAGAAGCAGCAGCAGCGACGTCTATGGCGTTGGTCGCCCATTATGGAAATACTAATGGAAAGTTAACAAACCAACGCGTACTAGAGTTATTGGGAGTTAAAAACCCGATAACAAAAGTACAAGCGTTAGACTTTGGGCAACTTAAAGTTAGGGTGGCTGATAAATCAAATGAGTATTACAGAGCAGCGGACAAACTTATCATTGATGAGTTGGCTGTGGTTATGCTACCCGATACTCACAGAGGCGTGCACTACAAGAGATTGGAAGTAAAAAAGAAAGAAAAAGACCAAAAAGCAGCACAAAAGAAACTTGCATCGGGCAAGTAAGTAAACGATAACTTCGCACTCCCTAATTTCAAAACTTACGGAATAAAAATTTCTGTCTCAACCAAAGTAAGGTTGACTGATGATGGCTTCAATAGCCGAAACAGATAAGGTTTGCATAGAATGGCAAAACTATGCAAAGTTCTTTGACATAAGAGTAATCTATGATTGAGTTCTACAAACGTACCTTAGCGTTGACAATCTCAAAGATTACTTGAGCACAGACTCAATATGTAAGCACTCCGTTGTATATTCCCTTAGTTGCGACTAATGGTAACAAACGGACGCGTGGGTGTAAGGCCTTGGACTCTCTTCGGAGTAGTCTCTATCCACGCGTTGGTGACGGGTACACCGTCTATACAATCTGAGAAACTTAAGGCGAAATGTTCTACGCCCCTTGTCTTAGTGGAACAGAATAGTCGTTGGGTTGATGTGTAGGTAAACCTCGGGACGGTTAGAATGGTCTCTGTTCTCAGAGAGCAAACTTAAGTGGGTAACCGTGTTAAAACCGAAAATGACCCTTAGCAATGGTGGGACGTTTAGCAAACAGAACATCGGAGGCTTTGACTACGAAAGTAGGAGTGTTGATGGAACACTGGCAAGAGGTCAAACCATCTTAGCAGGTACGTTACTGCTTAGCCTTAGACAAACTTAAAAGGGATACGTGGGCGTAGCCTCGGGTTTCTTTCGCAAGAAATCTCTGTTTACGTATTCTTTGTCGGTAGACGGATACATCGTATAAAGGATGTTGCTTCTAAACTTTAGAAGTGAAACGAACTACTTCAACCCAAAGGCAAACCAAACAGTAGAATGTTTGGATGGAGTGGTATGTTCCACGTGGAACATTCGCTTTAATAGTAACCGTTGACCACTACGTGAGTGTGGGGGATTAGTGCGTGGACGTAACTACGATGGAACAGCCGTGACGGTCAAGACACCGAAAGGTTAATACTTGTGGTGATGTCACAGCTCGAAAGAGCCAAGGGAACCACGTCTTAGGGGAGTCGATTACCCCTGCGGCTGCTTTTATATATTGGAGAATTTTCCAGAGAATGGAGTGATGTGGGTAGGTGCCTACTTGCCCAACTCACCCACATCTGTGAAAATTCCCACTATAGTCTTATTATGTGGGTGAAACTCCCACAAATTCCCACTTGGGGGGTGGAATTGATGCAAATCTGTATCAAATTTCCCACTCCTCAAGTTTTTTATTAAATGAGGGGTTACTGATTATTCAGTTTCACTCCCATATATTTCATTAAAGTCGTTTGAGCGACTATAAATAGGGTTTTAGGCTCAAAGCGTTTGAATATTATATCCATTGTAACCTTTTTAAACCTTTCGGTGTATAGGTCAACCGTGTCAAGTTATGAGCACATCAACATCAAAAG